TGCTCGTAACGCGCTGCAATCTTGCTCTCACCCTCATTGGTTGGGGTGGAAGCCGTAGCCAGCAGCCGATTCCAAAATGTCGTTGTCCGCTTATAAGCCAGCGAACCGGGATCACCCTCTGTACCAGCCGAATGCGGATAACGGTCTTCTTCATCCAGCAGCACGATTCTGATCGGACGACTTGCCAGCGATGCAGGGCTGTTTGCACCAGCCATGGTGACATGCCCACCGGGGAACTTCTTGTGCAGCAATGTATTGTTGCTACTGCGACTGCGCGGATCACCGAATAATTCCGCCAGCACATCCGAATCACGAATCATCGGAGCGAGACGATCCTTGCTCCATGTTTCCGCCATATCCAGCGTGGGCTGAATCAGCAGCATTGGCGATGGGTCTTGATGGATAAAATAGCCGATTATGTTATTAATAATTTCCGTTTTACCAATTTGCGAAGAGGTCATATAGACCACCTCGGTCACACCAGATTCATTAACCGCATCCATCATCCCCCTTTGATACGGGGCGCGATCTGTTACCCACCTTCCGGGTTCGCTGCTTGCTTCCGGGCTTAGTCTTCGATACTGATCCGCCCACTGGCTCACTCTCAATTCCGGTGGCGGTGTCCACGCTGTCGTCACCGTCTTCAAGACCTTCGGATATGTCTTCATCGTCTGTGTCATAAGTAGCCAGCTCCGTTAGCGCCTCGTGAATGGTGCGCTTTAAGAATTTCTCAATTTCGTGTGTGTCTTTCAGATTCGAGATCTGATAGGCGGTCTTGGTAGGCAGGCCGAGCATCTTTGCACGGCACGCTGTCACCATCGCCATCCAGTCCGATTCAACTCGCTCCACCGTCACCAGCTCGCCTGTGCGCTCCGCCAGCTCAATCTCTGCCATATCTGCCTGCGCTTTTAATAATCGCGCTCGTTCCAGATGCGTATCTTGCGGGGCAACGCCCTGACCAAATGCACGCTGCTGCAGATAATTTATGTAACTGCGAACCGATCCAATTAGCTCGTATTGGTTCTTTTCCGGCTTCGGGATAACCCCATCCCGCGCCAGTTGCTGCACCCGGCGCTCAGATAATCCGAACAGCTTTGCAATCGTGGATACTGGATAAGATGTTGGCATGTTAACTCACTCATTTTATTCAACTTTTCTCCTCACAATTGACTTGATTAAGGTGTCGATTGAAGCATTCATGGGTGTGTCCAGTGGACAAAACATTAATCAAACCAAGGAGTTAATCATGACTAAACCTACAAAAACAAAAGTTACCCAAAAGCCAGCCAGCAACGCGGTGCAACAGGATGCAACACCATGCGACACCGAGAAGCGCGAAACTAAACAATCACTCATTATCGGCCAGCTCTCCAGCAAAGAAGGAACAACCATCGCCCAGCTGATGGAAGTCACCGGATGGAAATCCCATTCAGTACGCGGCCATCTTTCCAACCTACGCAAAAAGCGGGGATTCAAGATTGAAACCTTCACCACCGAAGAGGGAAAGCATGGCTACCGCATCCTGCAGGAGAAAGAAGAAAATCAGGGCGCGGAAGCAGCCTGACGTTTCACTACAATTTCAATAATTTGTCTTTTAATTGGAAGAAACCAACCTGCAGCTTTGAAACACCAAGGTTTAAAAGTGTACTTTTAAGCCTTGTTTGTTCATCTCCATCATAGAAAGACACTTCCCAAAAAGCATTATCAGATACCCTTTGTTTTATCTCTTCAAAATACGGAATATCAACTTCAGACATTGAGTGCCCCATTATAATGATGCGCTCTACTCCTTCACACGCTTCAAAAAAAGGAGTGTGCTCCTTAATGATGCTTTCTGTATCTTTAAATGATCCTCTCCAATATTGATTGACTTCTTCTTTGGCTAGCTCGGCAGAAAAACTATACTGGTCATTCATTTGATCAGACCAAGATTCTTGTTGCTCTGTGCTTAAATTGTCTGGCATTGCAGATGAATTTTCTGAAATTCCTAGCTCTTCTGGATCAACGCCATGCCCAATTATCAGTTCTTCATCTCTACCAGATTTTCCATGTAAGTAACAAATTCTAGACTCAGGGATGCCATAATACCTTTCCAGCGTATTTGTATAATTGAAACTTAAATATAACGCGTTTTTGGGCAATTGAATCTGTATACCGTTAAGGTTCTTCGGATATTGAATGCCACTGAGTTTATAGGCTTTTCCATGAATAAATGTGTGTAATGCTTCACTCATTTCTTTTGTTAATAGCTCTACATATTTTTCTGCTTCCCAACTTGCCTCTCCGGAACGGTGTGGGTTAGAGTCATCTAGGTAATTTACAATTTCTTCCATTACAAATTCGCTGAAATGCTCCATATCAATCTCAGACAAAGCAATTTCAAAATTACTCCAGTTACCGTCTAATGGAAAAAACTTAGCAAACAAATCATATATTTCTGGCTTATTATTTTGGAGAAATAACCTAAAATATTCATAGGAAGTATTGGGTGTCTTTCCGTTCCAATGGTACAAGTCAAAACCATTACCAATAATACATAGTGTTTGCTTAGATATCATTTTGATTTTGCCCTTATTTAGATTCTTCGATAATAGCTGACTCTTTGTCAGTGTCAGCATGAATAGCCTTTTTCCCAGTAAAATCTTCCCAGCGCTTCACAATCACATCAACATAAATCGGGTCTAGCTCAATCATCCGCGCTTGGCGTTTCAGTTTCTCGCAGGCGATGAGCGTTGTTCCTGAACCACCAAATGAATCCAGCACGATGTCACGACTCTTGCTGGAATTCTCAATCGCATGACACACCAGCTCCACTGGCTTCATGGTCGGGTGCAGATCATTGACTGTTGGTTTATCATGATGCCACAAATCGCTTTGATTACGATCTCCACACCAGAAATGCTTGTTACCCTCCGGCCAGCCATAAAGTATCGGCTCATATTGCCGTTGATAATCGGAGCGTCCCATTGTGAAATGGTTCTTGCCCCAGATGATAAAGGTTGACCATTTGCCACCAGCCTCGGTGAAGGCAGCAAACAACGTGTGCAGCTCCGAGGAGGACATGCAAACATACATCGCGCCCTTGCATACGCCCACCATGTGGGTGCAGGCATCAAACAAAAACTTATGGAATTCATCACCAAGATTATCATTTTTAATCTTTCGCGCTTTACCACGCAGATTATCTTTCATCGTTTGACCATAATCGACATTGTAGGGTGGATCGGTGAAAACCATATCGGCCAGCTCATCACCCATCAGCTTCTTCATGGTTTTTGCCTTGGTGCTGTCACCGCAGATCAAACGATGATCGTCCAGCAGCCACACATCACCATCCTTGGAGACAGGAACTTCCGGTACTTCAGGCACTTCGTCATCATCGGTCAAACCCTCCATCGCAGCACCATCGAGCAGCTCTTCCAGTTCAATCGCATCAAACCCGGTCAGATCTAAATCAAAACCCAGCTCCTTCAAATCCCCCAGCTCAATTGCCAGCAGCTCTTCGTCCCACTCGGAATCTTCGTGCGTGCGGTTGTCAGCCAGCCTGTAAGCCTTTACTTGCGCCTGTGTTAGACCAATAGCGATATGTATGGGTATTTTCTTTAACCCCAACTGCACAGCCGCCTGTAGGCGCGTGTGGCCTGCAATAATAACCAGCTCCTCATCCACCACAATGGGCTGGCGGAAACCATATTCTTTGATGGAGGCAGCAACTTTGAGGATTGCTTTCTCATTCCGGCGTGGATTCCGCGCATACGGAATCACCCGGCCAATTTCGACCAGTTCTACTTTCATGTTTTTTCCTCTGATTTAATAAATTCTGTGCATCCGAGCATGCAAACGAAATGCCTCCAAATAGGCCATTTCGCTACATTGGATGCTAACCCTTTGATTTATAAAGATTCACACCCCGCCCAAACGAAACGAAATGCAAAGTTTCATTCTGTGCCTAGTTAAAAGCCGCGCCCTCGGCGTACCCGTAAGGGGGTGGCCTCCGGAGTACCTTATAGGATCTAACGGTCTCTATCTTCTTTCGTATGTAGTAAGGTAAAGATGACCAGATGGGGGTGGCCACCCCCATCTGGTTGGGTTGGTACGATCGTGAAGTACCTAGAATTACGCTTCGTAAAAAAGCTAGATCTACCGGCCTTATTGGTTACTTTTCGAACGGTTGATAGGGCTTTTACGCCCGTATATAAGGATGATACACCATGACACAAACAAAGACTACTCTCTCCATCGGTATTGATGTTGCCAAGAAACATTTGGATGCTCATTGCCATCAAGACCAAACATATATCAGAGTCTGCAACACCTGTGCAGGCATTAAAAAACTGCTTAAATGGATGCAATGTAAAGAAGGTAACGCCTTCATTGTCCTTGAACCAAGTGGCGGTTATGAATATCTAGTTGAACAAACAGTTCTATCGATGCCACATATTAAGTTTGCAAAAGTAAACGCAAAACAGATCTGTGATTTTTCTCGCTCTAAAGGTCAGTTAGCAAAGACGGATGCAATTGATGCACAAATCATTGCTGAGTACGGAGCATTAATGTCACCACGAGTTTCAGTGGTAACATCAGAGCAACAACGCGAATTATCAGGTCTTGTAAGGCGACGCAGGCAAGTTGTAAAAACACTTTCCGATGAAGCCAACAGGTTAGAAAAATCTAAACTGCCTGCAGCAAAAGAATCAATTGAAAATTTAATGTCCTTTCTTAAATCAGAAGTCAAAGCCCTTGATAAGACGATCAGGGATATTATTAAGTCACATGATGAACTCCAATCTTTATATAAGTTAGCACAAGAATTACGCGGCATCGGTCCAATTGTTGCAGCAACATTACTGGCAGGATTGCCAGAGCTTGGGCGCATCAATAACAAGGCTATCTAGCAGTTTAATCGGTGTTGCTCCTCACAACGTTGATAGCGGTACAATGCGTGGCACGCGCCATATTCAAGGCGGTAGATCATATGTTCGGCAAAGCCTTTATTTGGCAGCATTAACAGCCACACGATATGATGCCCCCATTCGTGATTTTTACATGTCTATGCTTGCTCGAGGTAAAAAGCCAAAGGTCGCTATCATCGCCTGTATGCGTAAAATGATCGTCACCCTGAATGCAAAGACCAGAGATTTTTATGCCATGAACGCTTGACATTCAACACGGTTGCTTTTTAAATCACCCCGATTCGGAGCGTGTAGTCAGCGGTTTTTGAGCCTGTGAATATAGAAGGCAAGGTTGCGTGCGAACTCAATTGGAAATCGTTCACGTATCTTTGCCTGCATGATGGCATCGTTCTCACGTTGCCGAAATAACTGCATGATGCCGGGGCCATACAACTGCTTGAGCGGAGTACGCTTACCACTCTTGCGGATGTAAACCGTTGTCTTGCTAGAGCCTTTCCTGCGCGGTGCAATGAATGCTTTGCTGTAGGTGCGTGTTTTACCGTACACCTTCACCTTGACCTGACCACGTTTGCCACCCGGTTGCTGGGTTGGTTTCTTGCTGCCCACCACAAACTCAATCAACTGCAGCGCACGATCCTTTGCCACCAGCGTTGCCCACAAACGTTTAAAGGTTGCCTTCTGCGTTTGGATGCGCCGCTTAACACCAGCCAGCCTGCTGTTCATTTGCGGGGCGATGTGCTTGGCGCTGGCAACCTTGGCGCTCTCCGCCACCCGATTCAGCGTCCGCACCGTTGCCTGTGGTGCAACCTTAGTTTCAAGCGCGTTTAAACTCCGCCTCAATTTCTTGAGGTCGTGCTGTACTGTGATATCAAAGGACATGATTATCTCTAAATTGATTGATTGCTAAAAACATAGGCATCTGTAAAATAAGCAATCTTGTGTTCGAACAGGTTCGCAAACCGTCTACTACGCTCCGCCATTAACTTGAATACAACCTTCCTATGCTCCAAGTCGGGTAACCTCAAAGCCCCAGTGTTTTCTGGCTTTTTTGCTGTTTGCAATTGATTTTATGTTTCTTGGGTTTCTCTAAAAACACCCCGTTTTTCTCTAATTTTTCTTCTATATATGGCCTTTCCCTGAAAAACATCGTACTTGGAAAAGCGAAGTACCGAGTTTTTAGTTATGGAAAATTAAGGCTTTAGCAATTGACAGATTCGCTCTAGTCTATGGGTGGCATTGTCAACCAGTCAGCTGACGCAAACATTATCGTCAGCACGAATAATCAAGAATCCTTAAAGGCTTTCTTTTCCTCGTTCCACAGAAGCAGATCATCTGAAAGACTGAATGTCTGTTTTAGCTTATTAGCCAATTTCTGCTTCTGCTTTTTAATACGGTTAGTGGCATCTTGGTTTTGCCAAGAGATACAGCCAGCTGTCGCTAATGATCGGCAACAAAGTCCATTGAAGCGTTGGTTCCCTTCTTTAGGCGTGTGTCTGGAGAGTTAGTGTCAACACCCGAGAGCAGACGTGTAAAACCTTCTCAATTATTTTAAGTTCATTCTTCTGTCCGATGATGATGGATTTTAATTTTTTATTTTCAGGGCGCAGGGGTTGTCGACATATTATATAATTAATGCTATAATTCTCTTTTAAGGAGGATTATATGTATCATAAACATTTACGAGAAGACTAGTGGTAGCGGATTTTGAGTGTCTTTTTGGGCGAAGAAGGGTGGGTTGGACGCGCTCCATTCCTGACAATAGAAAATTCGTAGAAGTGGTTATTTGGATAGGCAAAACGGCGGAAGATGGCACTGTTTGCCTGAAGAATATGGCAAATGGGGCAGTGTCCACAAGTGCTTTAAGCGCTGGTCAGACAATGGGGGATGCCAGATGATTTCCAACACATTAGTCGAAGATGCTGAGATGGAATGGGTGATGATTGATGCAGCAATCCGCGCTCACCAGCATTTTTCTGGTGCAAAAGGGGGCAGGAAAAACAAGACTTAGGGCGTTTTGGCAGCGGCTTTTCAACAAAAATTCATGCCGCTTGCGATGCACGTTGAAAGATTATTCAATAAACTTAAGAAGTTCCATAGGGTCGCAACGCGATATGATAAAACTGCATCGGCATTTATGGGATAAATACATCTTACAAGCCTCATCATATGGCTTAAATAATATGTTAACAGCTCCTATATTATCTAACAATATAGACATATAATATATGTATATTATATGAATATACTATTCTTATTTCATGGAGTTTTGTATGGTTAGATATTCGCTCCCACCTATTAAAGTAAAAATAGATCTGTTACCTAAACAGATCGTAGATCTCCTATCATAGCAGTCAAAGAGCAGCAACATGTAAAAGGGCTAACACTTGTTCTATACTTACAGTATGTATGTAATTTTGTTTAAGAAAACAAAAGAAGAAGATCTAAATAGTCAAAAAAATCAAGATCAAAAAACTGTGCAGAATACAACGAAAGAAGCCACTGAAAATCATTTATCAATGCAAGATGCGTTTGTCTCAGCTGGAAACAAGACCATCTTCTATTGCAATATTACGAGGGCTAGAGGCAGAAAAAGCATCTGGGGTTCCAAGAATGTCTTCTTGAAGGTTTTATCAAAGTTGCACGTGAGAAAAATGTGGATATTGGAATACGGCCACTCAATCCACATTCTACACGACTACTTCTCAGTCATAGATGTGTCCCTAAAGGGATGGATGTTCATGCGAAATCAGCTGAAAATGGAGTACACAAAGGTTATATACCAGAAGATCACAGACTTTCCAAAGTTGCGGGAAACAAAGAAAAACTTGTTAAAGAAGAACTAAGTGTGGCTTCGAGCCTCAATAATGGAGCAACCTCGAGAACACTGCATCTCGGAAAAGAAGATATTTTATATTCTTACCCAAATATTTGTCTTGATCAGGAGGAAACACCTCTAGAAGAGATGAACCGCGATTTTAATAGAGAATTTTCTTGTTATTTGCATAAAACGGATGAAGATTCTTACGTTGTGATGTATCGCCCTGCAGGAGAAGAAGGCTCATTGCAACCCCTTCGAGTAATTTAATGCAGAAGGCAATCCCTATACTGCTGATATTGATTTGGCTTGGATAGCATATCAAATAACCGATACAGACAGAGAAAAAATACACTCACAATATAATCATCCATTACACAATGACGAAACATCTCTATCTCCACCCCGATCTCCTCAAGAATTAGCGAAAAACCAGTGGTATTTTTTCAAAAAGGCAATTTCAAACCTTTATGGGTGGGCGGACAGACGTATATTTGATCCCAAAACTGGAGTCATGAATTCTAAAGAGAAAGAAGTTATTAAAGATTTAAATGTTATCTCCATGGATAAACTTGGAGAAAAAACCATATTGCATGGTGTCGAAGCCAACAATCCATCTCCCGAGAACGATGAGAAGATTTTTGTTATCACTAGAAATGGAGAACGTTTCATGTATGGAAGAGAAAATTTCCAGAAACTACGGATGCAAGAATTAGAAGAAGGTTTGGTATTCTACGAAAATCGTAAATTACTCCCCGAACTTGAGAATAGAAAGCTAGAGGACAAGCCTTCCAAGACGTCGACATAATATCTAACATATGTGATGATAGATCCACTCAATTAACAAAAATTATGCAGGGGAAAACATATGAACAGCGCTTTCCTTGCCTGCCTGCGAATATAGCTTTTGTCT